GTTATGTCGTTGATGTAGGCCATGAGGATCTGGCCAGCCTGCGTATAGGACGCAGCTGGGATGTATTCGAACTCGATTGACTCAATGCAGAACTGGTCGTAGGCGGCCAAGAAGAGGGCAAGGCGACAGCCGTCAATGAACCGAGGATTCGCAGGAACGATTCCGAGAACACCTCCGGATGGAACGGTTGAAGTCACTCCCCCAATGGCTGGTGGGAGGACAACAGAGCCGATGAATTCAGAAGACGTGTAGGTCATTGACCCATCTTCGTTGATATTCATTCCTTCGGTGTGACCTCGTGCTTGGCCACCGACATGTGGGGTGATAATGGTCATGTCCTCGGTGGGAATGACTGCATTAGCGGCGGCGGCATGCATCACGAGTTGGGATGTTGCTGGAATTTCGAGCTTGGAGCCGGTCATCAGAGCGGCATCCTGTATCTCGGTCGGTTCAATGACGCGAGAGGGCGTGAAGCCTTCGGTCCTGACCTGGGGTTTGGGAAGGTACTGGAAGATCTTCGCGAGAGCAGAGTGGACGGCTGGGCTTAGAGAACGCCCGCCAGTAACTCGAGGAGCTGGGGGCCGTACTTTGTTGCCTTTGACACCGCCCAGTCGAGCCAGTCCTCGTCCTCCTTGTGTTGGGCCTTGTTCTTTGGCTTCTTGGAGTGGGTGTCCTTGACTGCGCGCTTGAGCTCGGACAGCTCGCGTTTGGTCATCTGGAGCTCCTTGAGCAAGGACTCTTGAGAGGTTGCGTAGCTTGGATAGCTTGGCAGGGCTTGGTGCGACGACTTCCGGGACCTGTTTGGGGGAGGCGGGAGCCTGAGAGCGTTTGACATTCATGAAGAAATCGTGGATCAGATAGATAATAAGGGATGCTCCGGACACGGCAGACATTGATAATGCTGCGGCCGGTCCGGACGACCTAAAATACCCATGGAGCGGCATGCCCCTGCGCAAAATGTTGGTTGTCACACTATGGGGTGACTGCGACAGGTGCATGGCGTTGAAGTGATCCAGGTGCGAGTGTCGGGTGGCGATGCTGTAAATGGCTGTGCTGGGTAGGTTTGGGACCAATCCCTCAAGCCGAAGCTGTTCGCTCACACCGAGCTTAAATACTCGCTCCATGAAAGTCCTTGAACTCATGGTGGGAACCTTCTCCTGGTGGGTCTGAATGTAGCCTAATGCAGCCTGCGCTTCGGCGCGGGTGTGAACTCCAAGATGCCGTGAGTTCTGGATGAATTTGTCCATCTCAGGCATGAGGGAGGCGTACTGTCGTATGACAGACCAAGAGATCGGGCTGATTACCGGGGCCCCGTTATATGCATGGGCCGCTGACATCGCCTTGGACAGCAATATCATGTTGACGCGCTTCTTAGAAGAGTTCAAGTCAGCACGCCCGATGTATGGGAAGTTATGAAGGAACTTCCTCGGGTCAGTGATTAGAACCATGTTCTCAGGGTCAACAACATTACCGCAAAAGGAGGCGGTGTGGATCGACGCAGGTCGGTCGATCTTACAATTACCACCCAGGTTGGAATAATCCTCCTGCTGGGGTGAACAATCCTTGAACTTGAAGAGTCCGTCATCACCTTCGACGAAACCGTATTGTTTGGTTAGGTCGAGGGTACGGCCGGATCTCTTCCATGCGCTATAGTAGCAAGCGATGAGATTGAAGAGTCCATTGTTAAGGGAAGTGTCCATCTCTCCAGATAATAGGATCGAATGGATGAGGTGGATGGTAAAAGTGCGCTGTGTCAAGCGCTGTGTTCCCATACGGGTCCGAAGGTGCTCAAGAACTCTACGGCGAGCCTCCGGATGTCTGGAAGTCATGTACATGTAGGTTGAGTACACAATAGACATCAGGACGCGGGGGGCGTGGGTTGCCTCGAAGTTCGAGTAATCGGTAGCTAGTAGGTCTCCATCAATAGCGTCCAGGACCTCAAGAATCAGTTTGGCACGTTCTGAGGCTGGAACCTTTTTGATGAATTCGGGTAGTTTATATATTTCTGATTCGATTGCAGCGATTGTGGGTCCAATCCAACACTTGTAACGGTCACTACGAGCGTTGATCCAGCGGGCATATTTATACTCCGAATAGGACTCGTCCTTGACAAAAGATTTAGCCCGCCGGTCGGAGTTCGTGATGTAATCACGACGCTGGAATACCCTTAGAAGTTCTTCTTTGCGGGCTTGAGTGTACGGGCGCGACTCAAGCCAAGGCAAAAATCCAGGGATGTATCAGGAGACAAGGGCTTGACGCCACGGAGCTCAAGGAAGTCAGTTGTGAATTGCTCAACTTCGACTAGGCAGACAGGGTCCGGTTCAGGCATCTCGACAGCAACGCGCTTATGAGCGGCTAAAAGTTGTGTCATGACGTCATCCGGATCTGCGCGTACAAAAGACCCAGGCGAAGCAAAGACTTGACGAGCAACAGGCTTCTGTTTTGGCTGAGCATCAAGCGCTCCACGTGTAGATATCCAATAAGGATTGATAAGTGGAGGAAGGGGGCAAAACTTGGATACTGTCTCAGCAAGCGAGCCATACACATAGACACGTTCAGAGCTGGTGGCGACTGGGAGATTGGATCGAGTAATGGTCCTGTAGGCGTGCTCGAGTGTGTCCTTGGCCCAACGGTGATTAGCATAAACGCGGTCTT